ACGTGCAACAAGTACTGCTACGCTTGCTGGGCTGTTGCCGCCGTGGGCAACGTGTACCCAACGACCTTCGTAAATTAGCTGGCTAAAGGATCCGCTCATGTTTTTACCAATATGCTTGAATAAATCTTTTGCTTTTAGTGCAGGATCACCTTGTCCTAATATCTGAATGTCTGCTGCTCTACCGCATGGGTGATCACCGATGCCATTCTTTGCGCCCAGTGATTTATCAAATGCTGGTGTTCTATAACCGGAACTTAGTGTAATTTTAAAGCCAGCGTCAATTAGAGGATCTAATACGTTTTGGCAAAGTTTTTGCCAGTTACATGCAATCTGTGTCGGTGATAACTTTGCTTCCGGATTTGCAACCGGCTTATATTTCATGTGGGAAAACTTAAAGTATTTGCTACATGGTTTGTCCCACATTGAATCGTTATATTCCCCACATCCTTCTGGCGGATTTGGGTTTTCTGTAGGAGGTGGCGGTTGTTGTCCTTCGCCAGCGCCGCTGCCCATAGAAGCAGCCATGTCTTCTTTTGCGGCTGCGTGGCCTTCTGGGGTGTCATCGTAATAAATGACTCCACTTTCCGTTGTTCGTCTTGCTGATTTTGCTGGTGCCTTTTGCTCACACATAAAAAGAAATCTCCCGTATATTTATGGGAGATTTCATTAATTATGGACCTACAAAAACGTCCGGACTTCCTTCTGCCCTACTATGCCCACATTCGTCAGAGTCGCCTTCTCTATTAACCGGAATCCCGTTAATAAAAACAGTAGCACTACCACTTGTAGTAGATGTAGGCAAATGTAAATCGTGTCCGTCTACTGTACTGCCATCTACAGAAATAGGCAAATTATTTGCAAAAACTGTAGACTGGGCAGTTCCAGAGATAGGCCCGCCGCCATCGTTTTCGTCTCCTAAACGATGTACTGCTGGCATTATAGTGTCATCCCTGCTGGCGCAATTTGAATGCCACTCATTGCAGATGTATACTGACTTGCAAGTTCTTGATCAGTGTTTGCTACACATACAACTAATGCTTTGTTAATTTTCAAGTTGCGTGTGTTACCTGGGTTTACTGTCATTAGGTATGGAGTAAGTGCCGGGCCACCTTTTGGGCCAACACTTAGTGTAACTGGGCGGTCAATTGTAATGGATGAAGCATCTTCATCTTTGTATGTGCCCATTAGTTCTTCGCCTGAACTCATTTTTAGTGTAACGACATCGCCGTCTTTTTTAACATCAATTAGCATAGTTTCCTCTTTTATAGTGCTGGTAATTCATCGTAGTTAATAGCGTCACTCATAACGCCAATAACATAGTTAGTGCTTTCGTTCTCTTGTAGTGCAGTCTGTTTTTTACTTGTGTCGCTGTGTTTGTTAAACCAAGGAATTGGAGTTGTCTTTGGTGCTGGCTCCATGTACTTGATGCCAATGGCTTTTAGTGCATCTGCGGCAGTATAGTCCATAAAGTCTTTTAGAATGTTGGCGTTAAGACCAATGACAGGACCCTTCTTAAACAAGTAGTCTGCCCATGCTTTTTCTTCGCGGATAACATCCATGTATAGCTGATATACTTCTGCTTCGCACTCTGCCTTGATTGCAGCAAAGCGAGGATCTTCTTTAACCACTTGATTAATTAAGAACGCTGTCCAACCTTTGTGCAGTAGTTCGTCTTGTAGAATCAAACTGATAATGTTACCATTACCAATGAAGATTTTGTTCTCAACCATAGCAAGACTTGTAGCAAAAGACACCATAAAGCGGAAGGCTTCTAGGGCATAGCTAGCATGAAGTGCCATGTAGATAGCTTTGATATAATCTTTTTCTACGACGTCTCCGCCAACTTCTTTGAGACAATTAATCTTGTGTAGTGCATCGTAATACTTGCCAACACTTGACGCCATGTCTACAATTTCCTTAGTGTCGTGGATTGTGTTAAACACTTCCTTAGGCACGTTGTAGATGTTACGAATAATGTGGCTGTAACTACGACTGTGAATGTTTGTTTCAAAGAACGTCCAGTTATAAACAAGTGCTTCGAGTTCAGGTAAACTTACAACTGGAGTAAAGATTTGACTCGGGCCGCGGCCTTGCAAACTATCTAGCGCCGTTTGACGAAGTAGGTTAGATGTAAAGATGTGCTTGATTGCATCACTTGCATCCTTGAAATCTTGACTATCTTTAGTTAGGCTAACTTCTTCTGGCACCCAGAAAAAGCCACGAGCAGTCTTTTCAAAGTCAGCAATTTTACTGTACTTGACTTCTTCAAAACGTTGGATGGTAACTGGACCTGCTGGGTCCAGGAACATCTTACGATGTAAGTAATCTGATTTTGTTGTTAAGTCGTATTGTTGTTTGCTCATAGCTTACATGCCTCGCAGTCGTCTTCCATATATTCTTCTTGTACAGGTAATTGAACATGTACTTCGTCTTCTTGAACTTTTGCTCCAGCTTTGTTAATCAAGCTGTAATAGAAAGTTTTGATACCCCAGTGTACTGCTAACATTAAGTTCTTAGCAATTAGTGTTGTTGGCACTTTGCGGTCTGGGAAATGTGCTGGATTATAGAATGTGTTGGTGCTGATACTTTGATCAACATAGGCCTGTAGAACTGCACTGGTCTTTAGATAATTGATACAGTCAGTCTGTTCCCACATTAGTTGGTACTTGTTCTTTAGCTTATGATACTCAGGTACAACCTGAGTAAAGCTACCTGCTTTGGATTCCTTGGTGCTAATCAAGCTCATTGGCATTTCAATACCGTTAGTGGAGTTAATGACCACGCTACTTGATTCTACAGGAGCGATTGCCATTTGTGTTGCATTACGGACACCATACTGCTTCATGTTTGCACGTAAAGTTTCCCAATCAAGTTCAGGTGTAAAATCAGCAAGTTCATTAACACCAGGAGCACGTAATTCCCAGGGGAATTGGCCTTGACCGTAACGTGTCTTGTCACTATGTACACATGCACCACGCTCTTTGGCAAGTTCAACACTTGCTTCTGTTAGGTAGAAAGCCTGATGTTCCATCCAGGATTTAACATCTTGTAGTGAGTCTTTCTCTCCATACTTGTAGCCTCTCTTGGCGTGCCAATAAGCTAGGTTAGTAACACCAATTCCAAGTGGACGAATCTCGTCATTGGACAACTTAGATTGAATACTCAAGAAGTCTTGATAATCAAGGATATTGTTAAGACTGCGGTGAAGAATACGGCAAGCCCTACGCATATCTTCTGGATTGCGGAAAGCTCCCCAGTTGATACTACCCAATGTGCATAGTGCAATACGACCACTGTCATCATCAAGACGTTTAAAAGACTTAGTAGGGAGTAGAATTTCACAGCAGAGGTTACTTTGATAAATTGTATGCCATTCTGGATCGAATGGCCCTTGGTTCATGACGTTGTCGATGAACACAAGATAGATACGTCCTGTATCTGTACGTTCTTTTAGGATGCCGCCTTTGAATGCCTCTTCAGCTGACATGGTCTTCTTCCTTAGACCGAGAGTATTCTCATACTTTACATAGAGCTCTTCGAATAACGCCGTATCTCTATAGAAGGCTTCGTATAGGTCGGGAACTTCATTAGGGTCAAAGAAGGTAATATTCTCTTTATTCTTGAACCTTCTCCAGAAAAACGCAGAAAGCACAACACCATAGTCCATGTGCCTGACCCTCGTTTCTTCTGTTCCTTGGTTGTTCTTGAGAACAATGAGGTCATCGAATTGATGATGCCAGATGGGATAGAAAACCGTAGCACTAGCATTACGAATACCTCCTTGACTACAACTACGTAGATCACCGAACCATTTCTTTAAGAAGGGAATCATACCGGTGTGCATGATTTCGCCACCACGAATAGGACTACCTAGTGGGCGTAGACGACCAATCTCTAAGCCAATGCCAGCACGTTTACTGGCATACTTAGCCATCATTTCCCCCGAAGCAAAAATGCTATCAAGGGTATCATCACTACTGATAAGAACGCAAGAACTGAACTGTTTAGTAGTAGTGCCAAGCCCAGCAAGCACAGGGGTGGCAAGAGTGAAATGGCCATCTGAAGCGCACTCATAGTAGTCCTTGACATATTTTAATCTTGTTTCTTTACTTTCGGCATGAAACGCTGTGGCTGCTGCTATAGCATAACGGACCTGCGGTGTTTCGTAAATTATTCCAGTGGCACGATTTTGTACAAGATATTTTTCGCACAACTGTGCTATGGCAGAAAATGTATAATTCTCATCTTTGTTGTGATCTATAAAAAGATCAATGATGTTCCATTCATCTTGGGTATACCACTCTAGCAATTC